CTTTCCCGATCCTTTTACGATTGCAGTTACAACACCACTAGCTTCAGTAGTTGAAGAAACATTTCCAGCTTCAATAAAATATACTTCTGTTATTCCACCTAAAGAATCTCTACAATCTAAGGCATAACCTTGAGTTAAAGCGCACGGCATAATAATTTTCTTTAAAGTGTTAAAATTAGGGGAGTCCAATCCAATGGAATCTCCCCGAACCTATTTAAGATTAAGCTAAAATGAAGTCAACTACTTGAGTAGGGAATGCGAAGTTAACACCCATTTTGAACTCAGAAACAAAACGAACTTGGTCTGCTTCTTTAGCGTAGAACAATTCAAAACGCTCCTCCTCGTTCAACAAGTCAGTTCCTAAGAATAGATTTGCTAAATCAGTAGCGTAGATTTTAGAAGTTCCGTTCAAGCCTGGAGTAGCAATTACCTTGATAGAAGTACCAGGTAAAATCATTTCGCTATCAGCTTTGCCATCAAAAGTATAAGCAAATAAGTTTGCGTTTTTCAATGCGATAGTGTAAAGACGGAAGATGTCTTGACCTACGAAAATAGCTACATCGTCTTTTCCTACGATTTCAGCTGGGATAGCTCTGTAAACTGCATCCAAAACTGCAACTACGTTAGAAACTGTGATACCAGCTGAAGCTGCTAATGGAGTTCCGTAGAAACTAGTTGTGTTAGCGTGAACAACTGAAGCTGAAGCAGCGTTTACTAATTTAGCAAAACCATCAAACTTGTTTAAGTTTACGTTTGCTGAACCAGTATCTCCTTGCCAAATAGCAGTCTCTAATTGAGCAGCAATCTTGTCAGCTTTGCGCTGAGAAAATTCAGCAGAGAATACGATTGAATCATAGCTTGAACCAGCTGGCAAAGCTTTTTGCAAATACTTTGCTTCTAAGTCTTTAGGGCAAAGAGCCTCGTTAACTTTGATTTTTCCAACTGTTACTGTACGCTGAGTAAATGAAGTAGAACCAGAAGCAGTAAATCCGCAAGAAGAACCATCTTGGAAGATTGCGTCTGTGTCCATAATGTTAATAGTCTCAGATGATTTAACACCTACCATAACATTACCTTGAGTTTTGATTAAAGAAGCAGTTTTTGCTCCCAATACTGAAGAAGCAACTAATTGAGCTGCATTTTCTTCTGTGTAATTTGTAAGACTTGATACTACAAATGCCATTTTTTTTTAATTTAATTGTTAAAATTTATTTTACAAATTTGTTCAAGAAACGATCTATTTTATCGCTTTTTGATTCTGTTACTTTGAATGCTTGCTTTGGAGCTTGAATTGGATCGGCACTTGGTAGAATAGCTAATGCTTCTAATGCAGAAATAACTTGCGCAAAACCTTGCTCAAATTTACCTTCCATTTCGCCTAACTTTGCTTTTAATGCTTCATTCTCTGCTTGCAAATATCCAATAGTTGCATTCATTTCTTCGAATTGGTTTGGCTCTTCAGCCATTTCTACCGCTTCTTCTACTTCTGGCATTTCAGCTAAAGGAGATTCAATTCCTTCAACCTTACCATCCATAACCGAAATCTTAGTTCCATCGGCAAGCTCATATTCTCCAGATGGAGCAGCTACCGCATTACCAGATTCGTCCACAAGCATTGCATCTGCGCCAATTTCTAAAGAAGACAAATCAATCTTACTACCATCAATTAGATCGTAAGTTTCGAATGTCAATTCAGTAGCTGGCTCAGTAGCAACTTCTTCAGTTTGCACTTCGGGATTATCCGAAAGCAATACTTTGATTTTTTCAATCGCTTCTGTTACTGTCATTGTGTAATTAACTTTTGTTTATAAATAAATAATTGAAAATACTTTATCGTTTAACTTGCTCTAGTATCTCTACAATTTTAGACCACATCGCTTCCTCAACTGAAATAGCTTGCTTTTCTTTTTTGTAGTTAAAGATGCCTTCAACTGAAAAACCTTTGAACTCTCCGCTTTTAATTTTATTCCAAACTTCTTCATTTTCTACTTTGAAAGAACCAAACCAAGAACCTTCTGGAGCATCTTCAAAACCTTTCATAGCTTGAATGCCACGCTCTGAATCAACGATAAAGGATTCAAACATCGTAACTCCATCTACTTGCTTGTCTCCATCGTGCATTAAGTTTACATTGCTTTGGTATCCTTTCTTGAAGAACTTCTGTGCAATCTTCTCAATAGTAGCTTTTGTAAATGTTACATAGTATTCTCCATTGCTATCATTGCGATAAATAGGAGTATCTGCTAACATTAAAGCTCCACTTACTATTCTCTTGTCTTCTGACTGAATAGCAAAGTTTGTCTTAGCTTCCTTGAACTTTAAAAAGTTACGTTCAATAGCTGGACGATCCACTAATGCGACAAAGTCAACTTCTGCTCCATCGTTTAAATCGTCTGAAATTTCTAACTGATAAATTGGTAGTTCCATATTATATTCTTGCTGCGTTTTCTATTCTTCTAATTCTTTTTTGTTTCCCAGTAATATCACTTTCTACTACATAAGCTCTAGCTACTACGTTATTAATTGTATTTAAACTTGATTGATCCAATTTAGTTGGAGCTACTGGCGCAAATCTTGGAGCTATTGGAGCTGATAAAGATGGAGCTGAAGCATTTGATGAACCTGGAATATTAACTTTATTGATGTTATCAATTCCTTGTTTAGCTGCAATAATCGCAGCAGTAATTCCTACCGCTCCAGCTGCTATTTCTGCAATACCTAAAGGAGTTAAATAACCTACCCTAGCAGCATTCCTTTGAGTATTAATAGCAATAGATGCAATAGCAGAAGCTTGCTCTAATACAATACCAGCAATAGCTAAACCTTTATTCTCTCCGGCAGCTTGTTGAAGCACTTGCCCAAGTTTTCCAACAATATCAACATATTTTAATTGTAATTGTGTTCTGGCTTCTATTTGCGCTCTTTCAGATAAAGTAATTTTTTCGTCAATGTCCATCATCAACTTACCGTACTTCTTCTTTATCTCAAGCTTTCTTAACTCAGCATCTTCTGTTCCTTCAGCTACTTGAAGTTCAAGATTTAATTGCTCTTGTAAGTTTAATTTTACTTGCTCAAATCTTGCAACATCTTCCTCAAAATCTAATTCTTTTGCATTTGCTAATTTTAAAAGTATTTCAATGTCATTTTGATATAAATCAAAAGTTTGTTGAAATCTTAAACTACTTAGCTTTTCATATTCTTTAAATGCTTGCTCTCCCTCTTGTTGTATTGTTTCATTAAACTTTTTAATTTCTTCCTCATATAGAGCCATTTCATAAGCACCGATTTCTTGAATGCTTTGATTAAATCTTTGAATTTCTTCTTGCCTTGCTTTTTCTTCTTCTTGTCTTGCTTTTTCTCTTCTTTGAGCTGATTTTGATCTTGATTTTTCAGCTTGGCTTGCTAAAAATTCTATTCTTGCAATTTCTCTGTCACTTTCTAATTGTTTTAATCTAAGAGTAGCTTCAGCATCTCCAATATTTAACTTTTGTTTTTCAGCTATTAATCTTTTTAAACTATTTATTTCAAGCTTTCTACCAGAATCTTCAATATTAAAAATTTGTTGAGCAGATGCTCCTCTTATTTTAGCTTCAGCTACTTTTCTTTTTGTTAATTGACTTAAAAAATTAGTTTCTACTTTATTTTGAGTTTCATTGGCTCTGTCTGTTTCATCGTTAAATTTCTTTTGTGCTTCAGCTGCTTCTTTTGCACTTGAGCTAAAACTTTGAAATGCTACAACCGCTGCCCCTAATGCTACAACCAGTAACCCAATACCAGTAGAAGCGATAGCAGTTTTAAGAACTTTAAATGTTGTACTTGTTGCAACTACTTCTAATCCAAATAACTTCATTAATCTTGAAGCAATAGCAGTAACTGCATTATTTGCTGCAATAGCTACCGAGCTTCCAAGAACTTGTATTTTTAAGTTAGTAAACGCATCCTTTAATTCAAGGACTTGATTTAATCCTTGAGACAATGCTAAAGCTCCTTGAACTTTTAATAAAGTTTTTTGAACATCTTCAGACTCAACTCCAACTAAAGCTAAAGCTCCTTGAACGGCAGCGAATGCTCCAGCAACTCCACTAACAACCGTTCCAAATGCTCTAAACTTTGCATCTGGATTAAAGGCATCAATAGTAGCTTTTGCATCGCCAATCCGATCCTTTAATTCTCCAGCTCTTATTGCAGCTTTACGAATCTCTTCTGCTGAAGCAGTAGCACTATTCTGTAATTTTGCTAACTCTTGAGTAGCTTCTCGTAATTGAGAACGCAGACTTTTGGTATCTGCAACAAGATTAATTCCAACCGTTTCGTTAACTGCCATTATTCGTATGTTAATTCAATTACTCTTAATAATTCTACTCTTGTCGTTTGGGGAATGGTTGGATTGAAGTCAATAATTTTATTTAATCTCCATAAAGCTCCATCTATATAAATTAATTGAGCAAAATCAAGAGAATAAATATCTACTATATTTAAATATAAATAGCAAGTAAGAAGCTTACTATCTTTCGAAGTTATCTCTGCTAAGTAATCTCCCCAAAATGCAGTAAATAAATTAGCACTTGGGAAAGGATTTGTCAAGGTAAAATAAACTTGATTAGGAACTCCAAAATTTATATCGTTTGTAGGTATCTCTGGATTATCTAAGTGACCAGCATACCCATAAGAATTTAATGTAGAAGATATATTTGAATTAGATGGAGAAACTCCTTTAATATGCCAATTAGATTTTCCAGTTATATAAGAAAATTGCATAATCCTTATATTGGCATCCATTGAAACTTCTTGATTATTCTCTATTTTGAAAATTGAAGCACAAAGTTTATCGTCTCCACTTCTTGAAACTAATACGCTTGGAGAGAATATAAGTTTTACTTCAGTACGCTCTTCTGCAAATTGAAATTTAGTATCTTCTTTTCTATCTGCATAACTCTCGTTATACTTCTGAAAATAAGTCTCATTGTAATAATCAGAATCTTGAGTATAAACAAAATCATAGTATCTCGAGTTTAATTCGCTCATTGGTTTAAGAGAAATCTCTTGCGAATAATCAACTTTAGTACTCCAATCTATCGAATCTGCAACTGGATCGGAAAGCAACAATAAGCCAGTATTATCTCCAACTTGACCGTGCAAAAGCAATTCCCCTAAATCGTTTAGCTTTAAGAATCCAGCACCAGTACGATAAAAATCAATATATGGCTCAATTAATAAATGATTAGTTTTATCTACATCCTCAAACACATATAAATTAAACATCCTACAAATTGAAGCAAAGAAGTCTTTCTGCTGAATACCTTTAGGAATCAAGTTCTTCATTTGCAAAGTTCCTCCTACGGTTGCTGCTAATACTTGTGGATAATCTGCAATAAATTGAAAAGATAAATTTGGAGACAAATCGCAATCTAATTCAAGCGATGAGAATGTTGCATTTATAGCAATCGAATCTCCGTTATCTAAAGTAACATCAATTAGCCAATCAATAGGAAATTGTTGATAATCTGTATTTGAATCAAAAGTTTCCGTATAAAGAATGGTTGCATTTTGATTAACAGTTAAAGTAAAACTTCCTACTCTTGAAAGGAATGGCGCACCTACAATATGAATCTTGCCTAAAGTTCCACTTGTTCCAGTAAATGCAAAATCTGAATTGTTAGTAGTAGTAAATAAACTTAAATTACTAATTATAGAAAACTCAACAGTTTCGCTATTAGTTACAATCCCTTGCGCTCCATCTACAGTAAGCAAATCTTTTCTTAATTGCTCAAGTTGTGCTTTATTATTAGGAATTATTAAGCTTTTGAAAAATGGAGTTTCAAGAAATGCGGATTCATAAGTATATCCACTATTCCCGATTATACCATCCATCATCTGCTTTACAAAAAATGCTGGACGAAATGCGTTTATATGATAATCTTTATCGCTTCCTCCGTGTTTACATTTACCGTAATCAATTAAGGGATAAACGATTCCCATTCCAGAAGCTACTCCAGAAGCTTGCCACGAATTAACTATATTCTCAGCTGACCAAGCTTGGTTATAAGCATTGAATGTATCTAAGTCTTCAAGTAAACTATTGCCTATTGCAGATGCAAATCCACCAAGCTCGCCAAATACTGCGCATTCATATTCAATAGTACCATCGTTAATCTTTATTTCCAGAAGCCTAAGAACTCCTTTAAAGACTTGTATCTTATTGACGAAAATCTTGCAAGACGCTTGCTTGCTTGGATCAAAATTGTAGTTGACGTTTGGAGAATCTGGATTACTAACGTAGTAATTATTAGCACTGGAAAAATTATAGATATGCCCAAAAATCTTATTGTTGTTAGCGTTACCAGGTAACGTAATCGTCTTAGAGTAATTCGTATTTCTCGAACTAAAGTCTTTAATGTCATCTATTGCGTAGTTTAATTCTGCCCCTAAATCTTCAAATAAATCGAGTCTTGAACCCTCTATAAGTATTTCTGAAACCATTATCTATATTGGGAATATTGAGTATTTCCTAAATCAAAAGTTAACTCATAATTAAATAATCTATCGGAAGTAAAATTCTTTTCTTCCCAAGATGAATCTCTCATAACTATCGGATAAAACTTGTTATCAT